ACAGCAGCATCATCAACCTTCTGCCTCTCCATAGCTTCATCTGTTTCAGCTTCAATAGGATCAGGAACAATCTCCTCTACAACCTCTTCAACAACTTCTTCTACAGTTTCAGGTGCTAACTCTTCTGCGCCTGGGCCTGTCTCAACAACTTTCTTTTTAGGCATCTACTTTCCCCTTTGTTTCATTCTTAATTGTAATTGAATTGTCTAGTATATTTAAAATATATCTTAAAGAAACACATTCACCCTGTCTCTTCAATAGATTAGGATAATCCAAAGGAACATAATGCTCGCCTTGTACCATTGTCCCTGTCTCTAACTCTTGAAGAATTGTTTTTAATCTTTCCCTGAAAAATCCAAACAACTCCTGAGTAACTGCAAGCTGTTTATAATCCTCAAGGTCTTGACTACTTAACCCCTTAAATAATTGCATAATCCTCCTATCCAAGTTGATCAGCTGGAACTAAATTCCCTTGATCAACTCCCTTGTCAATTTGTTCCTGTGCTTGCACTTTAGGTTCTTTAAGAAACATATGAGCATTTTTCGTTCCCATAAGTCTCGCAACGTGCAACCACGTTCTAGTGAAATCTATCTCCTGAACTAACTCAGGATGAGACATTCCGATATTCATAAGTTGTATCCAAGTATCAGCATACTCCCCACCAAGAATAGTACCATCATTAGGCACTACATCATAACGTATATCTAAAGCATCTGGAGATACCTTATAATGAGTACCAGATATTCCATATTCCTTAGCTATAAACTGAGGATACTCACCTGCTATTTTAACATATTGCTCTTCATCTGTCATTTGAATAGTATTTGCACCAAACTGATAAGCTATATCATAATGAGCTTGGAGAGCAGAAAGCTTAGCACCCTTCTCCATCTTACTTAAGAAAGACATCCTGGTATCTCTAGCTTCCTGAGCACTAACCCTCGAGCCACTTCTCTCTTGTGTACCCTTAGCTTGAGAAGAAGTAAAGACCATATTATCAACTCCCATAAGGAAACCAATATCCTGTATATGACCTTTAGTTACATCCTGCACAGGTATTTGCATTAGACCTTCCTTAACTCCCCTACCCCAAGCACTCGGACGAGTCCTCGCAAGCATACCAAACTTAGTATCAGTCATGTCATTACTATTAACAATAGACGGGTCGATAAGGAACATATTATTAATACTCTTCCGAACATTAGCTACATGAGACTGCCACAACCAGTCTGTAGCGTGCTGTATAGGATACTCCCTTTCAAGAATAGACACTGGCAACGTGCTATGTCCATCTGCATCAGGTGAACAAGTTGCAACAGGTATCATATTATGGTCAAGTCCTAGAGGTTGAAACCTTCTTATTATCCTATCAGCCGCTACTTCGATAAGATAGATTTCAGGAACTCTACTATTGTTTATACCAAATTCTTCAGGGATTATCCATTTATAAAAGATAGTAATATCAGCGGGTTTCCCTGCCATCATTGCTGACCTATCTGTATTAATACCAGTCTTACTATACCTACCTGTATGAGTACTATTACCTGAATACCATACACTAGTTTTATCCGTCAATGAACTTAAGAATTGAGTATTAAAGTATTCACCATCACTATCAACTTCTTCTTTAATCAAGTTATTATAATTACTCCTCTCAGCCCAACCAAAGAAATCCATATCCTGCACCTTAGTAATAGGAACATTAGGGTCTGGGAGACAGTTATAAGGATCAAGATTCACAAGACTATTACCTTCAAAAGTAGTAATCCGTTCTCTCTCATTTGTTATAGATTCTTTATAAGGTATACCTAATATCTTACTTGTTGTTTTCTTTCTAGCTGTTCTCCATCCAGTCTTTCTTATCCAAGTAGGACTCACTGCTCCAAAGCCATAAGTAAAAGAATCACTCCAAAGAGTATGCAAAGAAAGAGCAACCTTATTCCTAGTAACCTGTGCTGATATAATACTCTCTAACATAAGAGTACCAAGTGCATCAGATGGATCCATGCTTGGTTCATATCTAAAGATAGGAGTCTGAACAAACGCTGCAGTCCAATAAGTAAGAAGAGTTTCCCTAGTAGCATAGTTAAGAGGAACAACTATTGCAACAGGCTTTTCAGGACTCTCTGCTTGTATCTTCTTTTCTTCAGCAGTAAGGTCAACATACACCGTAAGCTTTTCATCTAACTCTTTCCAGGTTGGAAACCTTCGAGAGATATTCTCATAAGCAGCACTTGCATCTTTATTCACCTCTTGAAGAAGCTTAGCATGTAGAGGTCTGTCAGGGTGTAAGTCTAACCCATCAGGATATTCATATTTAATATTTCTATGCTCTGAAAAATCTGACTCTTTATTATTAGGAATTAAACTTTGGGCCATTACCTTTTCTCCTTCCAACGCTCTGGATATAAACTTGTAGGCTTACAACCAACATGGATTTTCCCTGTTTTAACATAACTTATAGTTTCAACTTCATCAAGACCCTTTGCTTTTGTAGTCCTAGTAGCAACCACTATCCCACACTTAGGGCACGTTTCTTTATATACTACACTCATTTATCCTCCAATGTGAAATAGAGAAAGGGTTATATCTGCTATTATATAATTTTGTGTATTAGTTTCATTTGATATCCAAATTTCTACTGTATCATTAACAGCTAAATCAACAAGACCTGACATACTAACAACACCAGAAACTCCACCACCCCCAGCTATATTTCTATGACAATGTACAGCCCCTAAAACAGTAGCTCCATTATTTTTATATCCTGCCATATGAAATTTAGAAGCTGCACCTGACACACTATCTACAGTAGCACTAACAGAAATAAAATATAAACCTGCTGTAAGGATAGTAATATGGTCATTTGTATGGTCAGGAGTTGCTCCTTTAGAAGGACCATTTGTATCAAAAGTAACAACCTGATAAAAAGTATTACTCGCAGAAATAGTAATTGGTGTTGTATTTTCAAGGGCTGAAATCTCTCCTGCTATAAGGCCAGAAGTTCCTTTAAAAACAACAGGGCCATCAAAAGGAATATAAGTATAATTTCCTCCACTCTTTTCACCTATAACAATATCACCTGGACTTATAATCCCAGCAATCCTATTCCCTACATTAGTATTTCCATACCATTCATACTTACTTCTATCAAGCATATAGACATCTGGACTATTCCCTATAGAGACATAAACAATATCTACATCAAGAGTATCCTCATTATTATCAACAGGCCCACTATCTGAATGTTCAGGGTCACAAGTATTTATCAACCTATAATAATAAGTTGTTAAAGGGGATAAACCTTCACTATCAGAATAAGCCTCTGTACCAGGTTCAACTGAAGTAATAAGATCCCAAGCAATTCCATCAGGAGATTTCCATACCTCTACTAAACCATGGTCTAGATAATCTGCATCTGTTTCATTATCAGCCCAAGTAAAAGATAATCTATTACTAAACTCAACAGTATCAAATACAAAAGTAGTAGGGTCATTTAAAACTGCCATGCTTTACCTCATATCCCCTTCGTTCAATCATTGAACGTAGGGCATTAAAATAATTTAAGTTTAAGTGCTTGTTCATCTTGCTGTGCTAACCGTCTATACTGACTCTCATCATCAATAATCATCTGTGATTCAAGCTGAACTGGACTCATATACTTCGCACCCTTCTCAAGCATCTGCAAAAGATAAGCAGCTGCATCCATTATATCCTTAAGCTTGGACCGAGGAAAAGATAATAGCTGTAACTCAAGAGGGCCTGAGTTTGCCTTGTTGTGAAAAATCAGCCCTCGTTCGTAGAAAGGCAACAGTCCCGAGATGCGACCATCCTTACCACCTTCCTCACCTACCATCTCTCCTTTACCAGTCCGAGCCTTCAACTCTATCATATTAGTACCAACAGATGCTCTACCTCTTCGCATACACTCATTGAGGAAAGGATAGGTCAAGTGCTCTTCCAAGCCTGTAACTTCCATCCCTACTACTTGAACATCATACTGATCCACTAAGGCAAATACCCTATCATGTTGTTCTCCAACTGATAAAAATTCACCTGAACTATGACGGAGATAAAAAGCATTTCTTTCTAAATCCAGTCCCCATACAACAAGACCTGTTTGTGCATTCTTAGGATTCTTCCTCTTTGCTGGATCCCAGATAAGGATATTTATAAGTCTAGGTTTTATATCCGTAACAAAGTCATTATCCGTTTCTTCATAGTACTTAAAATATTCACCCTTAAAAGCTCTCGTTTCTTTCGCTGTCGGGACTGACATTCTTTCTCTAGCAAATACATCGAGAGTATGATTGCGTCTGTGCCTTTCAACTTCCTTATCCAGCCTCTCTTGACTAATAAAAGTAGGAACGAGAGTCTTATAGTTATCATCGCATACACTCAGTGTTATACTGTCCCATTCAGGGTCCTCTAATAAGTGAGTAATAAGAGCATCTTCATGCTTTACTGTATCAATATAGATAAACTTAGCCCTCTCTGCATCTTCATACTGAGCTTCGGTATAAAGAAGGGAACCTTCAAACCATTCCTTGAGCTTTTTCCTCTGCTCAGGATTCATGATTTCCTCATCATCTTCAAGGTCATCTATAATCCAAAGATCAGGCCTTTTATTACCCCATTTCAGGCCTCTAACCTGCTGTTTAGCTCCACGAGGAAGAACAAAGGTCTTACCATTTGCAATCCAGGCCTTCTGAGTCCACTTATCTGAGACCCCTTTTACCTTAGAAGCAGATACATCTCCAAATACATTAAGAACAATCTCATTAGAAGTAAGTTCTTGTTTTATATTCTCAGTTATCAACTCAGCAGAACCTGAACTATTACTAACATAGCCTATAAAGTTATAATCTTCAAATAAAATAGCCTTTTTACAAATCAATTCAGCTATTGTTGTCTTACCTATTCCTCTAGTTGCAGCTATGACCTTCTTATTAGACTCACTTTTATCAAGCAGGTCGAAGATTTGGTCATGTAGCATAGTCATAGGACTATAAAAGGCATCAGGAAATACCAGGCCAGCCATGAACTTACTATCATTATAACATTCAGCCCATACTTCCTTCATTTCCTTATCTACAGGAATAGTCATCTTTTATTCCGTTCTATCTATTAGAAATTCTGCAAATACTACAGCCATACCAATACCAAGTATATTAGCAAGCATATCTTCAATAGTACCCTGTCCACCTGCCCCTTCAAAGATAGCTTGATAGAACTCATACAAGCCTCCAAAGGTGAAAGTCCCAGCTATTACATAAGCCCTACCCTTACGTCCCCAGAGGATATAACCAACAAGGATAAACCAAAGAGAAAAGATATAATGAAACGTAATGCCCCAATTTGACTTAACCAGCTCAAAGAAAAATTCATTCATTAATATTTTCCAATCCCTATTTTAAGTGAAAAAACCCTTGTAGTAGCCCACCAGAATACTTCCATACGTATCTTACTATAAATAGGAAGATCAGACATATCATTAATAGTACTCGGATCACGATAGCCTAACCAATCAGCCACTGCTTCTCCATCATCAGTATTAATCCAATTATCAGCATTTGCAACTAAACCACTATCTCTAGTAATTCTATACAAAGACACTGTATCTCCATAAACAATACCTCCAGTAAGAAGAGTATATTCAACACGAAAAGCAAAAGCACCTATAGGCCCGCTAGTAGTTCCTGTAGTATCAATTTCAAAGGTATAAGCAGTTAAACCATTAAACTTACTCCATAGAGAAATATCTTTATCAAGATAAATATA